GTGAGCTACTGCCACGTCACAATTGACTTGAGGAGAATACGACTCAACCATTTCTGGATAAGAAACAATCTGCATGTCACAATATGAATTTCCTGCCTCAGTGTGTGCGCGTGATGCATGCTTAAGGGCCTGGAGCTCCTTGGAAGAACGTAACATAGCGTCGACGCTAGTCAACATGTTAAGGACCTTCAAAAAGGGCTCATCAGGCAGGCTAGCAGCTAATGTGGGAGTTATGTCGTCTCTGACGAAATCACCGAGTAACTCGTCAAGAGTGAATTCGATATATTCCAATCCTAGACAAAGAGCGTAGCGATACGGAGCAAATCCAGCTCCAACGCAAGCGCTCTCAAAAGCAGCCTTGATAGGAGATCCATACGAAAAGGAGAGCCTGTCAAAAGACAAAGTTCTCGTGTGTCGCAATGGACGCTCAGCTAAATTAAGCTCAAAAGAAATATCACTCAGATGAAGACCGTCTTTAGCTCCAAAGGCCAAATCAAGAGTGGCAGCTATGAGCTTGTCAACGTTCTTGTCGAAATTAGACGCTCCTCGCTCAAACAGAGCTTTCTGATCTAAGAGGATTATCTGATCTCGAGTCAAATGCTTAAGTCCGCAGACTCTAACTTTCGAGGTTTCTTTTGAAAGCCGATGACCGGCTTGATGTTGTTTCGAGCAAAGCTCAGAGGGACTAGCTAGGTCCCGGGGGAGTTCATTTCCGATTTCTATCTTATAAGAACTCATCATGGGGGTTGTTGGCACATCTTACTATGCGCCGCGGGAGAATTTTATAACGAAAAACATGTCCTATTAAAACGTACAAATGTAACCACTTGTAAAAAGCAAAGCTAATAATTATCTGAAGGGCAGCAATGAAAACCCATTAATTACAAAACACTCAATCTATCGAAAATTGACCGTGCGTAACTCTATATCTCTTACCTATCAATTTCACAGCTAATGAAATTAGGTTCACAATCATTTATATGTCTACATCTCAAATCCTTGAAGGCGTTTCAGCTTACTAAATTGGTTCTTGTTGTAATTTAAAGTTCTTTACAATCTATTAG